AAAAAAGCATACCTATAGCTGAAAAAACAGCCATGATACGCAGTTCTGTTTGTGTATACTCTATCACCCTATCGCCCCCTTTCAAGCATAAAAATAAGAGCCAAGATTAGCTTCCTCAACTCTTATCACCTGCCTTTGGGTATTTTTCTTTTACTTTTCTACATTTCTCAATATATTCTTTTAAGTATGAGTCATCACCCAAGCTTTGATGCACTAGGGCATCCGCTAATTGCTCTAATGGTGGGTACTCCCCTCTTCTTAGTATCGTGTAGTGTATTTCTACTTGTTTAACCTCACATTCTTCCTCTTTTACCTCTTGTAAATCAAGGTCGTATACTAATCTTTTCCCTTCCACCTTTAATCATCTCCTTTTGTATAGCCTAACAATACTCCCTTTGCCAATCGCATTAGCTACATTGCTATATATTTTGATTGAGTTTACAGTAGCTACCTTTTGCTCTTCTGTTGTTGCTGGTGCATAAGTGTTGTAGAAAGACCAAGGAAACCACCCACCGCTGCCTGTATTGTTTGTCATCGTTTGACCATTAACTGAGATATTTTTCTTATCTCCAGTATTAATGTGAGATAATATTAATGACATATGGTTTGTCAAACCAGCATTGATACAATTAAGCATATTTCCTACCGCACCTGCATAACCGCCTGACTCTTGCAAAGTGTACCAAAGTTCTTCTTGCAAATCATTAATAGTTAAATAATAAAAAGACCTTTGGGTGCTTCTATTAATAATGTCAATATCTAGTATACAAGTGGCATTTGCAACATTTAATCCTTGTAGCACTACCTCAGTACAATCAGATTGTACTACTATCTCAGCAAGTAGATTGCTGGGATTAGGTATGTCCTCAATAGTAGCTACTTGCTTGCCGTTGGATTTAATTTGTCCAGCCTCTAAACCAACATATGCGTTTTTGTCGTTGTGCTGTCTAAATGTGAAATTACCATTTCTCAATAAAATTATATCTGAAAAAAAGACATCAGGATTATACAAAGTGAGCCTAGGCAGGTCGTTGATATCAGCAGCATTTCTTGCGCTTGTTATTATTGAATTTGAGTTGTCTGATGATACAAAGTTAGATGCGTGTAATCCGTCTACTGTGTCAGAGTTACCGCCATTTGCTGGTAGTGATGCAGGTATTTGGTCAACTGTAGCTAGTTGTTTCCATGCTGTCCATGTTCCAACATCTCTTTGTCTTAAGTATGCTCTACCTTTTTGCCCATTATTATTGCTGTAAAATTCGTATGCAACTTGAATAACCCAGTTTTGATGATATGCTAATACACTTACATACAAATATTCAGTTATATTATTAGGTGCGTGTAAAACATTACGAACAGTATAATTACCACCAACATACAAATTGTCTAAATCTAGATTAGATACACCAGATAGGTCTTTACAGTATCCTCCTACACCATATCCAGAGGGGGCAAAATCAGCACTACTTTTTCCATCTACAAATTTTGTAGCAGTAGCAGCATTGCCTGTGCACTCCGCTGCTTTATCTGCATTAATAGCATTATCTACTTTGCCATCTAAAGCAATAGTAATCCTATCATTAGTAGCATCTGGAGTAATTGCTATATTTTTACCAGATATAATCTCAAGTGTATCTGTTTTACTATCAGCTTGTATTGCAGTACCACCGACTAGCACATTGCTAAAAGCATTTTGATTAACCTCTGCACCTACTGCAACACCATCCAATTTAGTTTTATCCTGTGCTGATTGCAGGCCAGCACTAGATTGAGTGGCATTATTGTGAGTATGAGTAGCTGGGGAGAAGTAATCAGCGTCTTTGCCATCTACTTTATCGGCGTTTAAGTTTGTACAAACAGTATTATTGTTGATTGGTATTTGCCCAGCAGTATTACCAGCAACAAGTCCTTGCAATTTCATTGCATTAACAATACAATCGTTAATAATTGCCCTTAGTTGTTCTCGCATTTGCGGAGGGAAATCAGCAAGAAAATCATTATCTGCTGGTTTGACAGAATCATAAGCCATTTAACCACTTCCTTTGCATAAAAATAGGACTAAATTAATAGCCCTTACTAAACCACGTTATTTGCCCGCCTACATCTTGATTGTTACTATTCACCACTCTTACCCTAAACTTGTCCTTGTTGATGCTAAGCAAATCTGCTCTTAAACCACTTCCTATTGCTGTCGGTAACACAGCAGGATAAGTGAAATAACTCCACCCATAAGGCACATCAGTACCACCTATGGGGATATTAGCAGTACCATATTTGTCGGTATCAGGTACATCAATATGTACTCTGAATGTGTTTATTTCTGGAGTTTTTGTTAAGTCTGCAGTAGCCATGTTAATCCTAAACTGTATATATCTAAAAGTCTGCATAACTGGCATAAATACTTGCCAGTTAGACCATTTTGCATTATCTTGGCTAATCCTATACTCTAAACCAGCAGTTACACCTTGACGAAGTAAGACAGAGGACACAAAGTCTGTTGATATATTGCAAGTTAGTACCTGTTGAATATCATACACTTGAGTTGCATACTGTCCGCTGGAACAAAACTGAGTGCCATTCTTAGCTAGTTTCAGCACAATCTTTCCCCCAACATCGCTAAATCTAACATTTTGATAATCTGAGAATCTACCTCCCAATGTAGCGAAAGTAAATAACGACTGCCCAAACTCTGTATTTGTATGCGTGCCTGTGTGATTAACTATTTCATCAAAGGTCAAGATAATATTTTTTGGAGGGAGATTAGCTATAAAAACTTCTGAGCTAATTGCTCTTTGACTGTAATGTCCTGCTTGATTAATAGCTTTAATAAAGTACCTGTACCTTTTTTCTTGGTCTACTGGTACCTGATAATTAGTTACTGTCACACCAGTCATGACTAAGTTACCATTTTCAAAACTATTACCCTCTCTGATTTCATAGCCTACTACATCAGGCTCATCTATTTTGTCCCAAGTTAGCTGTGCATTAGCACCATTTTGCCTAGCTAAAAAGTTCTGTACGTCTGCTGGCTCAACTTTACAATAAATACTTGCAAACACTTCATCGGAGTAAAAATCCCCATTGTTTTTAGCTTTAAGCAAGAATTTATAAGTGCCTGTTTTATCTGGATAAAAGTCTGCCCTTAGTTCTTTTGTCTTAATAACTAAAGAAGAATCTTGCCAAGAAAACCCTTGTCTTAATTCGTACTCAAATAAATCAAGCTCCCCAGTGCCTTCCCATGAAATTATTAAGTGTGCTTTATTTTGCTGGTCTTGTACTGCTACTAAACTAGTTGGAGTAGCGGGGTTCATGTCGAATGTGCATTTGCGATTTGCGGGGAATTGGCTATATACTCCACCTCTGTTTACTGCCTTAATCCAGAATGAGTACTCTCTTTCTTGATTAATTAATACCTCATAAAAAAGACTGGTTATATTTGTGGCTATTAGTGTTGAGTTATCCCAATTTACTCCTTCTCTTATTTCAAAATAGCTAGTATCTTTATAGGCTGGCTTATCCCATGTCAGTTTTAGTCTTGAATGGTCGTTAATGTACTGAGTTACAGCAAACCCAGTAACATCAGCAGGAGTAATATTAGCTTGCGTTGTTATGTTGCTCTCGCTTGAAGTATAACCACTAACTACTTTTGCTCTAACTCCAAAAGTAAAGTTACTATTAGAATTAACATGGTAACGATACAATGTTTCTTTTATGTTAGCTATAACTACTCCATTAATTAAAATATCATAACTGTCAATGTCTGTTTCTATGTTCCTATCCCAGGACAAGAGCAATTCTGTACGGTCTAGTTCGTTTTGTATTATCTTAAAATTAGCTGGCGAATTAGGCTTTATCACAAATTGCTGAGATAAGATAGTAGGATTAACAGAGTAATACCCTGCTTGGTTAACAGCCTTAATCATAAAATTAAAATTACCTTCGTTTGGCAATTTGTAAGTAAACTGTGTAGCTTTTAGCTGAGTAACAATTATTTGCCCAGATTCCCAACTTGTACCCAATCTAATTTCATAATGCGATATATCTTTTTCTTGGTTGGCTAACCAAAAAAGATTAACTTGACTTCTGTCAGTAACTACTTGAGCGATAGAAAAACCTGCTATTTCAGCAGGTTCTACAGTTACATTTATGCTTTTTGATATGGCATTAGCGGAATAATTACCACTATTATCTACTGCTTTAATTAAAAAAGTTAGATTACCGCTAGATTGAGCATTGTAACTATATTTAGTAGCAAAAACATTATCATTTATTACTTGCCCTGTTTCCCAATCAGTGCCAACTTTAATAGAGTATCTATTTAGGTCAACATCTGTATTTGCTTCCCAACTTAAAGTTAATTTAGTAGAGTCAATTGAATCTTTTACAATCCGTAACCCTATCACATCATTAGGAGGTATGTCTTTACCGACTATTTTTATTGGTTCAGATATTTTTTTATCTGATAAAAGACCGTTTTTATTTTTAATTTGCACCGCTACAAGATAAGTAGATCCTGTTTTAACATTTAAGGCTTGGCATTTTGCATTATAGGTAGGAGCGAGAGTAACCCAACTAGCACCATTGTTATCGCTAAGGCTAATAATATACTCGCTAAACCATTGATAATCAACTTCATCCCAAGAAATATTAAGATTGCTTATATGCACACCATCTTTATTCATCCATCCAAATTCATTTGCCTTTACGTTGCTTACTATAGGTGGGGGAGAAAAAGGATTGCTAAGCATCGTGAGGTTGACAGTAGGAGCAATAGAGCCTAAAGCATCAGAATAAAGTGATTCATTGTATTCTCTGCACACCAACTGTATTTCATTTTCTTGACTGATAGACATTTGCATAATGCGCCATTTTTTGTTTTTAAATTCTGTAACATTGTCAGTGATTTGGATAATATCTCCTATCGTTCTATTTATCGCCCCTTCATCAGTCACAAATGAGCACCAACAAGGGGTAGAAATACCTTGATTAAGATAAAACCAAGCATTTCTAGAAGCTTGGTAAAAATTTGTCACCCCATTTAATTCAAGTTCTTTCATATCTATTTGGTAAATTGTATTATTTGAATGAGCAAACACTAATTGGTTTACCCTGTCAACTGTTTTGAGTTTTTGAGGAGCTTCGGCTTGTGCAATTACTTGTGTCCAATCATAACCAGGATCTACATATTTAACTTTTAATAAATCAGGACCTAAATCTGCCCAAATCTCAAAACTACTAATGTTGCTAATATCAAAAGTCTGTCGAACAGGTTCAGGTTTTTCTATCATTACCCCAATTCTTCCACTCTGTTCAACGTAATAAGCATGGCAAACAGCTAACATTTCCATTAGCCAATCTAGCCTACTTTTCTTTTCGTCAAGAATAAGATTTAAAGTAAACCTCTTTTGAACAGTTCCATCTGGATTACTAACTATTCCATCGCACCAGGCTGCAGCGTCAATAAAAGATTGGATATTAATTTCACTAAAAGGTACTCCTATGCCGTTGTAACATGTCATAAAGTCCAGAACGCACCAAATGGGATTATCTGACCACTGGGTAACATAAGCAGTAGGAGAAGTGTAAACTCTTACCAATCTACCTTCTAAGATTGCAGTAACATTAAAATCACCGTTCAGTTTATCTGAAAGCGCAGCAGTTAAAGCTAGGCAAGCATCATATTTCATGCCACCTACCACTTTTGCTTTTTCTTCCTGAGTTGTACCAGGTACTATATCGTCTATTACTTGCTCTCCATCTCCTAAATATGCCTTGTAAAAACACTCACCTGGGATATAGTCAGTAACTACATCAATAAATTTGTTTATACAATTAGGTAAAGCATTAACAGTATCTTTAACTTTTAAATCAAGCAAATTAACATCTTGTAAGTTTTGTGCAACCCAACCTGGTTGAGAGTTAACCCAATTGTATAAATCAGCAGATTTTTTATTTGTCATTACAAAGCTTAACGAAGTGACCAGCTCATAATCGTTACCAAATATTCCACTGTGAATAAAAGTCTGCAAGTAAAAAATATTATTTTTAACACTATAACTTGCACATTGAGCATCACCAGTGTATTTCAAGTTAAATACAATAGACTGAGATATAGGTATGTCATTAATTTTTACATTGCTAAATCCTTTTACTGGACCATCAGAAAAACTAATCAATTTACTTAAAGATCTATCGGCTTGGTTAGGTTGCCAGACTAAGTTGCCAGCTACCTTAACCTTTCCATAAGCTAAGGGTATCGGCAAGCTACTATCTGTTTGATTTTGCAGGCTGCCAAATGAATAAGTAGGAGAAGAACCCTTTTTTGCTTGTCTCCTAGCTATTAATGAAGATACCAAAGCAGTTCCAATTGTCCTTAGAAATAGTTTAGCCCCTATCTTCTTTAATCCCCAGCCAACAACTGCAGGAACTACTTGTGCCATCTATATACCCCCTCTAAACGCTTATGAAAGCAATATGTAGACATCTTAACTAGCTCCATTTTTCCACTTTGCCAGCAATGAAACATTTCATCATTCCCAGCGCATATACCTAAATGAAAAGCACCTCTAGGCATCCAAAAAAGAATAATATCTCCTTTTTTGATTTCTTCAAGAGGTACTTCTTTTAAATATTTTTTAAACTCACGAAAGCAAAAATTGCGCCAGTATTTATCTTTTTGTATTTCTTCCCATCTGTACCTAGGCAACTGAGGATAAAGAAGATACATAGGTAACAAACAACCTAATATATACCCTTGTTCATCTACTCTCCGATATAAGGTTCCTATCTTATCATGCAATCTTTTCAATTTCTAACCACCATCTGACGAGTTATGCTTGGATGCCCCCCAAACCTTGTAACATTACCCCTTTCAATGCATGACTGAAGAGTTCTATCGCAAGTATCAAAAGTTGTTCCACTATATCTACATCTTTCATCTTTAAATGCTTTATATTGGCACATCACATCGTAAGTCATATTAGGGCTTTGAGACTCAAAATCACCCAATTCCCATACAACGCTTGCTGTAAATTTTTCAATCGTCATGTGTGGATTTTTTAATTTACCTGGATAAATTAAAAAAGGCTCGTCTAAATAATCTAAATATACTTGCTCAAGTTTACATCTTCTATTCCAGAATTTATTTGCATTTAATGCAAAATAAGCAGACCATCGGCTATCTTGATTAGCTAGTTCAATACTTAAATTTTGTACACTCCCATCAGTTGTGCTTTCTATATTGTCCCTGGTTATCATAGCAGCTTCATAGGTTATCCCATTAACAATTAAATTCTGAGTATCATTAGCAACAAAATAGAGAGTTGTTTCATCTAAATAGATGGTTAACAACTCTCTGTAGTCTACTTGATCACTCTGTGCTGCTTGTTCAATTTTTGTAGGTATATTCCTGCTCATTATCTCAACTCCTTTAGTGGAATTGTAAAAGTATTATAGCCATATCCCTGATGATTAAAATCTATTTTGCTATCTTGGAAGTCAAACCTAACAACGTAAATACGGTCATTCCCGCCTAACCTTTCGCCTGTTATAGGGTGTAATTTCCACCATTGCCAATAGAACTTTTCATAATTTACACTTCTTGCTTCAATAAAAGTAGCTATTTTTTCTGTTAAGCGAGGGTCTTTAGCAAATTCTAAAACCCAAGTTCTAAGAGGTGCAGTCCATAATCTTCTTCTTTGTTCATTGCCTCCGTCAGCCTCTTGAATAGATACTTTCTGCTGAATTGAGTTTGTATAGGCTCGCCTGTAAACATAATCAAATGTCTGCATTATAAAGCACTCCTTACCGCTGCACGCATAGACGAATCAGTAGAAAATGATTGTTTGACTTTGTTGACAGCAGCGTTAACTATTGCTGGGAGTTGTTGATTGAATATTTCTTGTCCTTGAACTGGGTCTAAACTTTGAAAAGTAGGTGCTAACGTTACGTTTATTTGCTGGCTACTTCCACCTAACTTATTATTAGGTGTGATTTTCCCATTAGTACCAGGTGTGAATAATTCAGGGCCACGCTCCCCGACCAAGTATGTCGTGCGCTTAGAAACAGGACCACCTATGGCTCTGTGAGGTATTTTTTCTTTACTATCTGAGTTCCCGAAAAGATTATCAAAAAAATTGTTAAACATATCTCCACTAAGAGATTGACCTTGTTGTTTAACGCCCATAATAGACCGAGCAATTGACAAAGCTGCTTCATGCCATAAATCCTTAAGCAAGTCAGTTGATGATTTAGTTCCTTCAATTATTCCTGCTAAAGAATCAGCCCAGCTTGCTTTAATTCTATCTGATTCTTCTTTTGCCTTATCAGCAACCTCTTTGTTTATTTGATTAATTGCGGCTGCATGATAACGAGTAATTGTTTCTTCACTGACTCCAGCTATTCGCATCGCTTCTTCTTCATCTGCAATAGCATCAAGACGAAGTTGTGATTCCGTTTCAGTCAATTGGCGAATTTTTTTTAACGCAGAAACTTCTGCTTCTATGTTGTCATTCAATTTAGCTTTTCGAGCTTCCTTTTGAGCCTTCTCATCTTCAAAAGACTCCTTATCTTGTTTTTGTTCAAAAGCTTTCAATGCGCTTCTTGCGTTTACAGCACCTTGTTCCCTTTGAGTAAGTAATCTTTGTTGTCTTGATAACTCAATAGTTGAATTAGTTATATCTTTTTTCTTTGCTTTTTCAGCAGCTATTTCTTTCTTCTTGGCAGCTATCCTTTTCTCTGTTTCTGCAACAAGAGCATCAGCGTTTTTAATGTTTTCTTTCAACTCCTTACGCTTTTGATCTCTTTTAGCTTCAGCTTCAGCTGCTTCTATTTTTGCAAGCTTAGCATTAGTCTTTTCTAATTCGGCTGTGAGCTTCTCTCTAGCAACAATCATAGCGTCTAAAGCGGCTGAAGTAGCAATAGTTTCATTTTGCTTCATTCCTTTAGCAAGTCCTTCCATTAACCACAAACCAATTCTTTCAGTGAATTTAGATGGAGAATGTGTTTCTGCTTTTTTGATAAAAATATCTCTTACATGATTCATCATACTTGCAACGGAGTTGTAAAGTGCTCCAGCCCCAGATTTTATACCGTTAACAAGACCCTTGATTAAATTGTTGCCTATTTCTATCCCTTTGACGAGCATTTGTCCAATAAACTTAACTACGTTCGCCAAAATATTAAATAGCGCATTACTAATCATACTACCTAATTGCCTTAGCTGAACTATTCCTTTTTTTAAATTGTAGCTGAACCAGTTTTCAAAAGTAGTTTCTAGCTCTGTTATTTTGGCTTTGATTTTGTCCCAGTTTTTTACGAGCAGATATCCAGCTCCTATCAGTAAACCTACTGCTGCTACGGCAAGAGTAACAGGATTGATCAATAAATCCATTAAAGATAAACCCACTAAAGCAGTACTAGCTAATTCTATAAAATCTAAAAAAGCACTAAATGCAGTTCCTATTTTTCCTAATGTTGTGACTAAAAACCCAATTGCTCTAGAAATTAATAATATTACACCGCCAGCAAAAGCCAACCCAGCAAAAGCTTCTACTGTTTTTGCAATAGCTTCTTTAGTTGCTGTTGGTAAAGAATTAAACTTTTCAATTGCTTTTTCAATTTCTTTGGTTAATATTTTAATCTGTGGAATAAAAGTTTGCCCGATAGTTATAGAAGCAGTTTCAAGAGAACCTCTTAATCCTTCAATTGCGCCTTTAAGATTATTCATTTTTTCTTTAGCTACTTCTTCTGCAGTTACTTTCCCCATTTCCGTTTTCATACTAGCAACACCTTTTGCACCTTCTTTAAAAAGCACGTTTGCTGCTCTAACCGCATCGCTACCGAAAATAGTCTGCATATATTGTAATCTTTGTGCGTCAGTTAAACCCTTCATGCTGTCTTCAAGTAATGCAGATATATCTTTTAAACTTTTTAAGTGCCCTTCAGTATCAAAAAATTTACTTGATAAATCTTTATTTATCAATCCTAAACTTTTAAATGCTTCGTATTGGGCTTTAGTTTGCGGTTGTAAATTCATCAACATAGTCTTTAAGCTAGTACCTGCATCTGACCCTTTTAAGCCATTGTTAGCAAATAAAGCCAAAGCTGTAGCTGTATCATTAAAAGTCATACCTACGCCAGAAGCAACTGATGCTACTTGGCTTAATCCCATTTGGAGTTCTCCTACATCTGTCGCTGAAGCATTAGCAGCCCCAGCTAAAATATCAGCAGCTTTAGCCATTGACAGCCCATCTTTTTTAAATGAGTTTAAGGCGGTACTTGCTATTTCAGCAGCTTTAGCTAAATCTAGCCCTCCAGCAGTAGCTAAAGTTAACGCTCCCTTTAGTCCGCCTTTCATGACTTGGCTAACAGAAAGACCAGCTTTTAACAACTCCTCTTCCGCTTGAGCTGCTTCAAGTGCTGAATATTTAGTTTTTGCACCCATATCAATAGCTAACTTTTCTAAGTTTTTAACTTCATCGGCAGTAGCTCCAGATATAGCCTTAATATTAGAAACTTGCTCTTCGAAGTCTGCCGCTTTTTTAGTTGCAAAAACCAAGCCGCTACCTATACCAACTCCAATGCCCATAAGTGTTCTACCTACTGTTTGGATACCTTCAAAGGCCTCCTTAAACCTTCTAGAAGACTCTTTCCCTGCTTCCTCCATATTATCAGCAAAAGATTTAGCTGCTCCTTGAACACTTTTTTCTGCTGACTTAAGACTTTTATTTAAATCAGTTAATACTACATCTATGCCAAAAGAAATACTCCCTATTTCAGCCATTTTGAACCTCCTTTTACCAACCTGCAACCTGGTCAGCATACAAAATAGGTTGCTCTGAGTTATCTTCAGTAGTTAATTCTGCCACTATTAGATAGTCAAAATAATCTTCAATCTCTATCTCATCTATCTGATATGGCAACCACCCAAAGGCTCTTGACAAGGCTAAATAGCCATTTATGACATACTGATACTCTGATAGGTTTAATTCCCTATCAGAGTATTTTCGTTTGGGAACTCACTCGCCTTTTCTTCTATTTTTTCAGTGATAATTTTAATAATTTCCTTAACTAAAGGAATGAGATCATCAGCATCTACGATTTCTTCTAATTCTTCGACGGTTTTTATTTCTGGATAAACAGCAAGAACTAACTCAGCGATTTCTAAATAATCTTCTTCTGATTTAAGCTGGATTTCTCCTAACTTAATCATTTTACGCCAAATTTTCATCTTAGGCTTTTTAAAATAGTATTCTTTCCCTTGTTCATCTTTTAAAATTAAATTTTTCATTATAAAACCTCCTGTTTTTTTACATAAAAATAGCACTCTAAAAAGAGTGCTATGCTTTATTTTGCAGTATTCATAACCGTTTGCCATTCTTTTAAAACTTCATCTGGCACTTTCCAAATGGTTGCAGCCTTATTTTTGTATTTCACTTCAAAAACTACTTCTTTAGCCGCTTTAAATGCAGATAACAAATCTCCCTCTAACCAACATGATCCATGTGTATATAAATCTCCACTTGAGTCCATTTTTGAGTCTGTTTTCATTTCCAAGTTATATATTTCCCCATCAATTTTAACTCTTGAATTATCAGCAAAGAACCACCAACTTATAGATTCTACTCTACCGAAGCTCAAAAGACATGAACTATCTCCAGGTAAAGTTTTAAATAAAATTAAGGACATGAATGGTTTTATGTCTACAGTTGAATTGTATTCAGCAATAGCGCTATGAATACTAACATGTCCATCAAACTCATCCGTTTCTCTTCCAATATTTGCACTAGCAGGAAGCGCAATCAAAAGTACCATTAATACACTTAACAGAAAGATAAACTTTTTCATAATACCACCCTTTCTAGAATGTTGTTATAGTTTATCCTTCTGCAAGCATATCAATTCTCCTGCCAATATCAGGGAAACTATTGTCTTATGCTTTATCTTACGCTTTATCTTACGCAGTAGTGAATTTTAAAATATAAGTATTAGCAAGTTTATTCCCAGCATAATCGGTAATATTTTTACTGATAATCAACCGGTAAGCAGTTGCAGGAGAAAGATTAGCAACAGGATTAATAGTTAATACTTTCTTGTCCGCACTTTGGCTCAGAGTGCAACCTACCTCTGTGTTATCACTATCTTTTAATAATATTACGTTTGTGCTGTTAATAGTTGATTTAGCAATAGCCTCAGAGAATGTAATTGTCAGATCAGCTCCAACTGCAATACCAGTTGAATTAGCCGCAGGAACAGAAGTGGCAATAGTAGGTGGCGTAGTATCTACTGCAAAATCAACTGAATCAAACCAACTGGATAACTTTTCAGTATTAGCAGTATCAGCATCATCATCGCCGATAAATCTCCATTTGTTATCATAATGTCGCTTAACGAATTTACCTTTTAGTGTAGTATCCTGGAAGTTAACACTGTCAGCTTTTGTTTCATGATTATCCTCTGGATCAGAAAAACGCACCTTTAAAACTTTGTAATAGCGATAATGCCCATTAGATTTTTGGCTTCTAAATAAAATAGCAACACTTGGAGCTGAATCAGTTGCTTTATCAATAATGATACCATCAACTAATTCTTTTCCTAATAAAGCAGCTCGATGCTCTAATGGTAAATCTTTAAAAGATAACTCAATTTCTCCTTCT